AGTTTCTTGTCTACCATGTCACCAGCTAAAGAAACTTTGCTTGTCCAAAGTTCAACCTTTTCTCTTTCATATACTGATGATGGTGCTGTTAAATGTAATTCAAAATCAACTAGATCTTCATCTTTAAATCCCTGTGCGTATAAGTGTACGATTGCTACTTTGTATAATTCCGATGATATTATCTTTTGTATTCTTTCAATCGTTCTTGCAAAGCGAAAATCTTGTGATGCTAATGTAGCTTTACCAGTCGTGTCTTCCTCAAAACCTAAATATGCTTTTGGTATTTTGAGAGAACCCAATAATCTATTTTTTAAATACTCAATATCACCAATACTATCATAAGTAATTCCAGCTAACGATTCAATTGAAGTACCACTTTCACTACCTCTAACTGGTAAATAAAAGTCTTCAAGTAAGTTTTGCATGTTGTATTTAAGGTTATACTGACCTGTATCTGGATCCATGTATGGTACCTTTTTCATCTTGCTGATCATGGCTTCCATAAAAGTATCTACTTCATTTGGTGGTATGTTACCAATATCAATCTTATAGACCCTTTTATCTGGAGCTCTCATGATACGATGTATTAACATTGCATCTTCCATTAACGTTATTTGTTTCCAAACTTTTCTTGTTGGTTCAATTATTGATCGTCCATAAGGTAAAAAGTTTGTATCTGTCAATAAACGAAAATGTGCTATTTCGTAGTTTTCATATTCATCTGCGTCTCTGTCAAGTGATGCTACGTGAGATTTGTTTGTTAATGCTGATTGATCTCTTCTAAATCTAACTCTTTGTGGATTTTCTGGATCAAATCGCTCTTCCCGTATCATTTCGTATGCCGATATTGGATCTACATTTATTACTCCATAGTTTTCAGCTATGTCTAGTTTTAGAAAAAAGTCACCATACTTTAACACATTTCTAATCCATGGCCACATGTTAAACTCAATGTTCATGATATCGTAAAACAAGTTATGCAATACTTTTTGCACCCTTTCGTTACTCGATGATACCGTAAGCATATCTCCAAATTCATTCTTAGCTGTACATTCATCTGCATAGATATCTAAAGCTGATGATATAATACTATCTGTATCCATTGCTTCATAATCACGAAACAATTCCAAACGTGTGTAAAGTTGTAATTGTCCTTGTGTGTACGAATAACCTGGCATTGTTGAGAACATTCTAGAGAATCTATCAACCCTTCTGTTAGTATCTATATTCCCATCCGACTGTATCTTTGCTGTGTCAATTACTTTTAGTTGCTTACCTCCTACGTTACGTATAATTACGTCCGTAGAAAATAGTTTTCGCATCCTACTAAATAAATTTGTATTCTCTGCCATTAGTGTTTGTTTTTAATAAATAGCTCCATTATTATAGTAGCCATGTAATATCTTCAATTTGATCGTGAGATGTTGGTACTTTCCAAGCGTTGTTAGTGTCTCTTGATGTATATACTGCGGTAGATTTAATATTTGCCATTGCTGCTCTATTTATTTCAATTCCAGCTTGTCTTAGCTTTAATGCTGTGTCTCGAACCCACAAACCTTGACAAAAACTCATAATTAAATCATCGTTGTATCCGGAAGCTGCTTCTGGTCTGGCATTTCTCCATATAAAAACATACATCTCTTCCAACAATCTCTTACTCCTTATTATACAGCTTTTTTCACGCATATACAACTCCATTTTACTAATAGCTAATGGTCTTGTTTTGGAACTCATTGTAAATCCAGCTACCATATCGGATTTGCTGTGTAAGTCGTATCCTTTTGTAAGATATTTATCAGAATCTAATACATCGTTCTTGTATGTGTAATAGAGGTTTCTATAACCTCTTTCGATTATTTGTTGTATTGTTGCCCAACCAACGTTAGCATTCTCTACTACAAGTAATGCATCATTATATTCTGTCGCAATAGCTACTAGCATATTGCCGTAATCTTTTGTTGTAAGTTGTCCTCTATACTCTGCTACTTGTCTGCAACTCTCTACATCCATCACATGGAAGCCAGAATAATCGCTACCATCACCACGAGCAACGTCGGCTGTGACTATGTAATTTTTACTATAATCTGGTATTTCCCATACCCACAAGTTGTTATCAAAACCTCTTTTTTCTATTGGTTCTTGGGCGTATGTTTGTAGGTAGTAAGTAATTAACTCTGGTGATACTACAGTGTTACCTGAAGTTGAGAAATCGCAGTCGCACTCTTGTGCTGCTAGTCTTATACCTAATTCCTCATCTTGTCTATCTCTCCAAGCTTGATCTCTTTCAGGATGTACTTGCCAAGGTAGTCGCTTTGTTTTAAATCGATTATCTCCTGCTTCGGCATTAACCCATGTTTTATGAAAAAAGTTACCAGTTCCATTTGGTGTAGATAATATAACACCTTGACCACCTGTAGATAGTGTTTGTTGTAGTGATGCCCACAATTCCTCTGCTCCATCAACGAAAGCTGCCTCATCTATGATTACCATGGATAATGCTTCTGATCGTCCTGATGTACCAGTGCTGGCTACTGCTTTTATCTGTGAGCCATTGTTTAATCTCATGGAAAGTTTGTTACTTTCTACTTGCTTTAGCTTTAACCAACTTGGTAAATTATCAAACATCACCCTTACCTTAGTGACAAGATTCTTGGATGTGTTTTGATCAATTGCAACTACAAGTACATTTTTATCACTATGGAAAAGTATCATCCATAATGAATATCCTGCAACAAGTGTTGATATGCCTAATTGTCTAGACTTTAAAATTACTACCCTATCATTATCTTGAAAGTCTTGTAGAGTATCTTCCTGATATGGGTATAAATGGAATGGTATTTTACCCTTGGTTGGATGCTGAATCATACAATACTTTTTCATGAAGTATGATGCTGACTTAGCACATTTGACGTATTCGTCTTTTATAATATCCTTGAGTGACTTTTCAGTCATATATAACTATTTAATGCATTAAAAAACCAACCACAGTTGTGACTATCAATACTGAGCCTGTTGTACCAAGTATGCTACCTAGAAACTTTGATGTGTTTTTTGATCTTTTTACGCGTTTTTCTAATCCAACTATCATAGATTCTTGTGTATCTTGAATCTCCTTGTAAGCATCTGCTTGATCTTGATAGGCTTGCTCTTTAACCTGATATGCTTCAATTGCTACTTGTTGAGCTTCAACTTGTTGATTCGTTAATGTTAGTAATGATTGTGTTGCAGACAATTCTGCTATGCAAGAATCTCCTTTTGCTAAATCGTTTGCTATCTTTTGTGCTGTTGTACATGTTATAACAACAGTGCAAGTATCTGTGTTTTTATTTATACCTTTCTGTGAAAAAGCTGTTGAGTTTGTTAGGATCATTATTAAAACTCCTAACACTATTGATTTTTTTACCATGTTGTATGCGTGTTTTTGTTATTTGTTTATTTACAGAATCTATCTTCACTTCCACCTCGTGTTGTACTTTTAGTTGGTAAGATATTACGCTATCTTGGGTGTGGTGTATCAAATTTAATGCTTGTATTTGCTCATTAAGTTGTTGTATCTTTGTTTTTTCTTTTTGGTACAAAGCTTTTGTTGGTCTTTTAGATAAAGACAATACATGCACAAACAATGTGACAATTAATAATGCTAGTAAGGCGTAGACTTTATATTTTAATATATAACTAACCAAATCTACTAAGATTTTTGGTATTTTCATTAGTGTACTATGTTTGATTTAATTGCTTTTAAAACATCCAACTTACGCTCATTAGAGTCCATAAAACGCTCTATTATAGTTGATACCATCTCCACTAGTTCATCAGAACCAACTTGCACACCACTGTCTTTTAATTTTCTCACATAGCTACCAGTTATTGCTTCTAATTTTGGATCTAATCCTTGATCTTCTTGCTCAGGTTCTGGCATTTCTTGTTCTGGTGCTTGCTCTTCTTCAGCTTCCATGATTTTAGCAATTTCTTTTCTGAGTATGGAACGTAATGCGTTTTCTTGTATTTTTGATTTTTTAGTGGTTCTCATTTTTATATTATTTTTCAATTATTTTCATAAAGTTTACTGTCTTGGCATCAAAATTCTTCTTGTCTTTTCCATCAAACATGATTGTTTCAATCTTACCATCTTTTTGCTTCATTATGCATATAGTTGCTTCTAATTT